GGGTTCAAACGTTCCCCCTCAACCGTGATCTGACTGAAGTCGTTCAGACGGGACAGCACGTGCCACAGGGTACCCGGGTTGCGCTGGTTCAGGTCAGTCCACATGGTCGAACCGATGAACACCACGTCATCAAGGATCAGCCATTCGTCATCCAAGAAGTGAACGTTTTCAAACATCTTGAACGCTTCTTTCATCTCATTCATGGTGTAGGCCACGTCACCCTGATTGTAGAACTCATGGTTCCCGGCCACGATGATGATAGCCTTGTACAATGACCAGTGGTTGTGGATCAGTCGGACCCAATCGGCTCGGTGCGTTTCCCAGACACAAATGTCCCCGGCCAACACCAGAACGGTGTCGTCTCCAAGGGGTGGGATGTTGAATGCGGGTGCACCTTCTTCTTCAAACTCAAGATGAAGGTCCGACATTATACGGAGTTTCATGATATTCACTCTTCAGATTTGTCTTCTGGTCTGTCTCTCCACTTTCGACCACTGTTTTGGTACAGACCGATCACGGCAGCGATAATACCGGTGACGGTGGTGACCAGTGCGGCCTGTTGTGTGTTCGGGGCCGGAAGACCCATGAACCAACTCACAACATACCACACAAGAAAACCGTATGCAACCAGAAGACCCCGGGGAACGACACGAAAAGCGTCAATTATTTCGGCAGTGTCCAATAGGATTTGTTTGATTTTCATTGTTATACCCTTCGTAGAGTTCTTTGATAACTCTTTCAAGATATTTATGAAAATCTGGGTCAGAATCCAAATCTCTATTTGTTGGATTCTGAACAATCACATATTCACAGTTGTACCCCCCGGTGTAAACCTCAAGGTTTCCAAGGGCAACCGCTACGCCACGGAAGGGGTCTTGGGTGAAGATAGGGACAGCCATCCCGACATCTTTCACCACACCCCATTGAAAAAGATCACTCCCCGTCATTCGATTCGGGTTCATCGTAACCTTCGGCTTCCACTGCTGCCTCGATTATCGCAACCAGCTTGTCCCCGATGAACTGATTGAAGGCTTGGTCTTCTTCTTGGTTCTTTGGGGCACGTCCATGCGGGTCTTCCATGATGATGTAGGTGAAGGCAAGGGACAGGAATTCTTCACCTTCGTGATCCATCGGGGTAAACCGGATGTTCGCATAGGTGTAGGTGATTCCTTGGTAGGGGCCTTCTTTGATGCGGTAGAACCCAACCTTGGTACCGTCATCAACGGCTTCAAGCTCGGGTGCAACCTCGGGAAGGACTTTGGTCAAAGTTTCAATTTCAATCATCGTCTCATTTTCTCCAAGATTCTGTTGTTCAGTTGTCGTGAAAATTCACGGGCAGTCGTCTCGGCCGCACCGTCAACAATGCGACCGGGATAGTTTAGATACTGGTATGTAGTGTACGAACGGAAGGGTTCGTTTGTCTGTACCCATCGTGAACTTGGTTGGTGGGCCACGGGTGGGTTTTGCGCACACCCGGTCAACACCAAAATGAGAATGATGATCGAAAGTCTCACGGTAGTGTATCTCTTCTTACAGAAATTGGGGATTTCTTGTGTGCCCACATCGTTGGATCGGCAGCGGGAAACGAATCGTAACAGTCGTGACAGGAATTCCACCCGGCCACAACCCACGTTCCACCCGGGATGTCATCGTAGTTTTCATCCCAGTAACCATCCATGACACCAGTGGGGTTGTAGTCTTCATCGATCCAGTCTTCGGACCACAGCCAGATTGGGGTCCCGTCCTTTGGGGCTTCTTCCAGATCACTTCTCCACATGATCACGGATTGTTCAAGCCTTGGTTTATTCATGGCTCGATCCGTTTGATGCTGAAGGTGATCTTCTGTTCGAAGTCGTCTTGAACACATTCATTGATGAAGTTTTCCCTTTCCTCACCTTCTTCGTAATCTTCAAGATCACCGTCATCGATCTCAGTGACTTGTGGGGCAGACTTTCCCACATAGCCGTCTTCCACTTCCCAATACACTTTCATGTCGTTACCTCAGAGTAGGCTTGTGTATCCGCACCGTACACAGTGTCGGACGTTGTAGGGCATCCCGGGTTCATCGTAGCACACAGTATGGGGACAATCCGACTTGCTATCAATCCCCTTCTCGATTTCATCGATGTTGGCTTGCAACAGGTCGATGATCTCTTGCATGGTGTCCCGTCTCGAACGGGCAGCCACGGCTTCCACGATCTCCGATATGGTAGCCGTCCGGTAACTGCCGTTCGGCTTCTCATGGATGAAGGATTTCTTTCCCAGTTTTGTGAAGTCCATCAGTCGAATATCCTGTCAATGAGTTCAGCCACGTAGCTGGAATTGATTTTGTCGGTCTCCACGTCCTTCAGGGCTTCGATCAGTTGCCACATGTAGGCCATGTCCACACCGGTCAGTTGTTCACGCAACACAGCGTAGTCCTTCAGGTCGATTTCGCTGATCTGCCACATGATCTTCAACTGTTCCCCGGCCGTGATTCTCCAACCACGTTCGATGAACTTCTTCATGCGGAAGATGGACGCAACCGGATAAAGGGAACCACGGTACACCAGCGACCGAGACATCAGGGCTTCCAGTGCTTCGGCCGGATAGTGCAACTTGTTGTTGGCCAGATCGTAGTAACACGTGGCGTGAACGAAATCGTAGTTGTCGTGAATCTTGTCCGGCTCACCATAGAAGCGAGTGACCAGTTGGACCTTGTGCGACAACGTGATGGCATTCTCAGACAAGAACACCGGCCGGAACTTGCCCTTCTCGGGGTCGTTCGCTTCGGCTTCCATGTCATGCAACGTGGACTCCATGAACTCTTGGGTGTCACGTTCGGACATCATTTCGAAGTAGCTGTACTCGGTCTGTTCTTCGGCAGCGACACCGGCCGACTTCATGAAGATGACCACACGCTTTTCTTCCACACCCTTGATGTTGACCCGATGTTCTTCCTGAACTTGCGGCTTGTACGGGGTGACACCCTCGGTGACCTTCAGTTGCTTGGCCTTGTTGAACTTGTCAACGTAGTATTGGGCAACACGCTTGGTTGTGTCGAACGTGCGGAAGTACAGGTCGAAGTCGTTGACCTTCTCTCCCAGAAGCATGCTTGCAATGCTGCCCCCGGTGACGATCACGTCTTTCTTTGCCAGCTTCCGAACTTCTTCGTCATCGATTGATTCAAGCCAATCGTTCAGGACCTTGTTCAGTTCGATCAGGATTCCCTTGCGCTTGCGGCCATAGCGAATTTCAGCACCCATTGTCAATTTCTCCATTGTCACGTGGACGAAGTGTGTTGATAAGATTCAGCGTTTCCTGAAGGATTTTACCTTCCGGGTTCACCAGTTTTGCTTTCATCCCGGCACCGGCCAGACCATTATCGATCCAACGCATCTCACCGTATTCGATCACATCCTTGCCGTTGACGAAGATTTCTTCATCGGTCAGGCCAGCGGCCCGGGCATCTTCAACAGCCAGCCGGGTGGCTTCGTCCAGAATCTTGCGCTGAAGAATCCACTCATGGAAGTCTGCCAAAAAATCGGCAATGCGGTCGGTTGGAATCTTCAAGATGTCATCGAAGTTCCGAATGACGTATTCTTTCGGTTCACTCATTTTCACGTTCCTCACGGTACCGGGGATCAAATTTCTCGATACCCTTCATCTCCCTCACGTTTGCAAGGTATTCAATTAGTTCATCCAGATTGTACGGGTAACACTTGTTCGTGTCAACCCCCACGTCCATGGACCACCCTTCGGCCACATGCGGGATACTCCCGTGCGTGTGCCCGTAGAAGTGAAGTGAACCATGGTGACACCGGTTCCATGAAAGAATCGGGTAGTGACACAGAACAATGTGGGTTCCGTTGTGCTTGATTTCTCGATAGCTGTCAACACGCTCGAAACGTGCCCGGAAATCCTTGTCCTTCAACAGACCCTTGTCGTGGTTGCCGATGACCAGTTCGATCTTGCCGTTCATCAGCGACAGCATAGATGCAACCTTGCTCGGCTTGGCAAACCCGACATCACCAAGGTGGTACACGGTGTCGTTTGGACCAACCACTTCATTCCAGCGGCCGATCAACTCGACATGCATGTCATCAACATCCTTGAACGGCCGGTCTTCCGGCTGGTACTTCAGGATGTTCTTGTGGAAAAAGTGTGTGTCAGATGTCAGAAAAGTTGCCATTTTTTTAACCATTATGTTGTTGATTTGTATGTGGTTTTTGCCTTACCCCATGGTTTTTTTGATCATGGGGTAAGACTTACCCATACGTCTCCATGTAATCGGATGATCCATCACCACGGGGAATGTCACCGTAGTTCACTCGCATGTCGTCAGCGAAGAAGAAGTTGCGAACGTAATCGATTCGGCCTTGCTTGTCAAGGGTCACGAAGTAATCGATGTTCAGATCGACCGACAAGTGGTCGATGATCCCATAGAACTCTTCATCGATGGTCTTCTTGAACTCTTGTGGGTTATTCAACAGGCTGATCAGTCGTTCATCAGACATCCGGCCGATGAACTTGGTGGCCAGATAGAACGGAGACTTGATCTTCAGCATCTTGCCAGTCTTTTCCCCATAGACCACGAATCCTTCCCTACGGTAGTCGGCAGCGAAGTCCTTCAGTGCTTGGAAGCTCGGGAACCGATGCCATTCCGGGCGCATCACACCAAGGAACTCGGCCACTTCATCCAGTTCTTGTTGAGACAGTTTGTTTTGAGGCGCACCCCACTGGTTGTCACGAACCGTCAGAAGATAGGCACCAGTCGTTTCCGGGATGATGTGTGGATCACTCGGGTCCACGATCTCAAACGTGTACGTGATGTTGTTGTCATGATTGCAGATGGCAACCATTTTCTCTTCCAGTGGTTCCAGCCACTTCCGGGCAATAGCCGTGAAGGGGGAATCCAGAGACCCGGTGGTACCCACCAGAATCTTACCCTTGTAGATGGTTTCCGTAGCCATGAAGCCGTTGATCTTGTCCACGGCCATGACGGCTTCGTCACGGTCAATTCGGGTGTTACGCTCACCGTAGTTGAACATCTTGGTCGGGGATCGGATCACCGGTTCCCACGTTGCAGCATCCACCACGGTACCACGCATCTCGACCAGCATGTCATTCCACAGATTGCGGTAGAACACCCGGTTCTTGTACTTCAGAACACGAAGCTCGGGGTAGTCGGCAAAGGTCTTCACCGACACCAGAGAAGGGTTGGCTTCAGCGTATGATTTCAGTTCTTGTGCGTAGCTCATTTGTTTTCCAGTCCGGTTTCGATCAGTTCGATGGCCGTTGCCATCACGGTTGCCTGTTCCGGTAACAGCGACAGGTCGAAGTCACCCCAGTAGTCCTTCCCTTCTTTCTCGGGAGTCCACATCTGGATGTACGAATAGTCGTCAGTGTGCGGCCGGACCTCGATGAATCCACCTTGGTCGTCTTCGTAGACCCGGAACTTGCGAAGCATCACGTGGTTCCCGGCTTCGGGGTTGGCCATACGCTGTGCCACAGTGGCCACACACGTCTTCAGGGCCTTGGCCAGCAACAGGGCAGCTTCGGGTACCAGCGGGATGTACAGATCACCGTAGAACTTCTTGGCACGCTCACCACGGGCACGGATGTTGACCATGCTTTGGGTGTCAGGGTCGGCCGATATTGTCAGTGCGACACCTTCGGCAATGTCGATGATGTCGATGTGTTCTTCCAGTGTGTAGCCTTTGCTCATGTCAACCTCAGATGATTTGAAACATTGCGGGCTTCGGCAGCGGCTTCTTTGCAGCGGCCTTCATTGCCTTGTTCATGTTCGGGAAGCGAGTCACTTCCCCGTTCGGGCCGATCCGGATGGAACCAGCTTTCTTGGCACGGCCAGCGTATTCACCCTCAGTGATGAACTTCCAGACGGAACCGGTGAAGGCACCATCAGAGTTCTCACGGCCGATCTCATAGAAGTAGCGGTTGCCTTTGTCATCGAACCACGTGTTGGACGATTCGTCACCACCGTGTTCCATGATCATGTTCAGCCGGTCGTTGGCTTTGGCAGTCAGAGAGTAACCCATTGTCATTTCCTCACTCAAAATTTCTCAACCCACGATCCAAGTATAGGGGACTCAGATCAGACTGTCAACACAACTTCGGACAATTTTTCACAGACCAATGCAGAACCCCTACGGGCCGGAAGTTCACCGGTCATTGGGTCCGGGCGTTTGCAAAGGTCGATCAGACCTTGGCGAAACCGGGCAGTTTCTTCCAAGAATTCGATATGGGCACGCATCTTGGCCATACCTTCTTCCCATTCTTTGTCAAGCTGTTCACGGTATGTCATGTCTTTCTCCGTCTCTCACCCCCTGTATCGGCCCGGGGGTGAGAAACTTTAGGGCATTTACTTCTTGACTTTCACTCGGGTTACTGCGGTCTGTTTTTCACCCTTGTACTCTTCATGACCTTTCACGAAGCCGATCAGGTTGTAGGTCTGACCTTCTTCAAAGTCGGTCGGACGGCTTGAGAACCACTTGAACACGTACCCTTCTTTGGACACGAACTTGTGAAGGTAGCTGTAGCCGTAGTAACCCTCGGTGGTGATGATCGAAACCAGTTCGGCTTCACCAAGTTCTTGACGGGACCCGACAACACCGAAGTATTTGGTCTCGGGACGGTCAGCACGCTCACGTTCCTTTTCCATGGCACGGTTGTAGGCCACAGTGATGGCAGCGGCATACCCGAAGTGCTTCGGTTTGATGTCGTTGATCTCAACCAGTGCTTTCAGGTTCAGGATGAAATCAGAGTTTTCATCGTTGCCCTTCAACCACTCGATAGCGGCAGCGGCTTTCTCACCATCAACCTTCTCGAACACGTAGGCTTCACGGTCCTTGCTGTTCTTGGTGAAGAAGTAGTTGGCAACCGCATCACGGGTGGCACCCATCTCACCAGACTTGACGTAGCCCCACTGACGAACGGCACAGAAGGCAACTTCAAGGAACTGAGTCAGGTCGTAGCGGTAGACACCACTTCCAAACCCGAAGTATTCCCCGTCTTCATCAGTCAGATCATCAACCAGACGATCAACCCAACCCCAGTACGTGATGTACATGGAGATGTCTTTGTCGAAGAAGTCTTTCAGGCAAGTCTTACCAACCTGTTTGGTCTCACCGGTTTCGATGTTCTGAATGATGACGCTGTACTTCTTGACCTTGCGGGTGTTGCAGTGGTCACAGAACGGCTCACGTTCACGGTACATCGGGTCGATTGACTCGACACTCGGGAACAGGTTGACGATGGTCACCCCTTCGTCATACTCAAGGGAAGCCAGCATTTTCCAACCATCGATCTGAGGAACTTCACCCTCAAGTGCGATGGTCACGTATTCGATGTTGACCCACGGACGGTCAGGATCACCGGAAGCGACCTTCTTGATCTCACGGCCGGTTTCGACATAGGTGATGTGAGGCATGCCCAACTTGTCGGCACGCTTGTTGATACGGGCAAGGCCAGCATCCAAACGGCCAATGTTATTGGAAGGGAAAGAAAAGGTTTGCATCTCGAAGTCCTCACTCAGTTGTCTCAACCCACAAACATAGTATCGCCCAAAAACAAAAAAGATGCAACCCCCCGAACGAAAAAATTTCAATTCGAGAAGTTACATCCTAAAAGGGTGGTGGGGCACAGGGTCGGCCTGAGTGAGTGAGGGATTGAGAACCAACCCCGCACCCCACCAATTCGGTCAGCGGCTTAGAACTGCCAGCTTGGGGTAGCCTCACGCAGTTTGTACGTGGAAACCGTGCGGCCGGTCACACGACACTTGCGGTCGGAACCATGAACCAGAATGCCGTCTTCCAGCATTTCGGAAACACGTCTGCGGGTCGTGCTGAACTCGGCACCGGTACGCTCGGTCAGTTCATTGACGGTGCGGCCACGGTTCTTGGCTTGGCGCAGTGCGGCCACGATCTTTCGAGGGGTCTGACCCGGACGAAAGCGATCAACGGTAATGTTGGTATTCATATCAGATTTCTCCATTCAAGTTTTCAAAGACACATTACAGTGTCACGTTTGCGTAGCGGTCGGAGTTCAGTACCTTCAACATGATGTCATAGGCAGAGATGAACTCACCCCCTACAAGATGTTCGAAGATGCTCGGACTGAAACCAGAGACGGCTTGGAACCCACGTTCGTCCATGGACATCGGGAACTGGTCGTTCCGTGAATCCACGTTCCAGAACACAAGGTTCGGCATCTGATAGCCCTTTGCTTCGAACTTGGCACGGATGGTCTGGAACAGAGTCGCATCCGGGGCCGTGGTCGGACCACCGTTAGAACGGTAGCTGTAACCAGTGTTGGTGGTTGCAGCATCGAACTCCATGTCGGAGATGATGTACAGCTTGTCCACCATTTCATCCTGAGACAGACCGTTTTGAACGGCAGTCTTCAAGATCAGGTCGAACACCGCTTCGATGTCCGTGTTCATTTCCCAGTGTGCACGTCTCAGGCCGTCAACCTTGGCCTTGATGCTGTCACCGGTTACCTTCTGAAGTTGCGGCTTCGAAGAGAAGGTGATGAAGTGATCCTTGTACGGACCCTTCGCACGTTCGGCCGCATACAGACCCAATGCGATGGCAACTTCCATCGGGGTACCGTTCATGGATGCGGACGTGTCAACCACACAGATTGCGTTCTCACCTTCCGGCATGTAATCCGGCAGTGCGTTCCACAATGCTTGCGCTTCGTCTCCACGCATGCTGTCCGAACGGAAACCCAACAGACGGCCAACGATGTCATGCGGGTACAGGGTACCGGCATTGATCTTGGCTTCACCCTTGTTCACCGCATCGATGAAGGAACCGAACCGGTCACCGTCATGATTGCGGAAAGCGTTACGGTACTTGACCATTGCCAACGAAGGCACGTGGCTGTAGTCAACATCACCCCACTTCTGCTGTTCCATGGTACGTTCCACAACACCGATTCGATCACGAAGGAACGACAGTGCTTTGCGGTAACGCTTTTCGGACATGCGAAGGGCTTTACGGGTCTTGCGTGCCAGATCACGGGCTTCTTCATTCGAAGCGTTCGTGGACTTCAGCCACTTGCCCAGAAGCGACACGTTTTCTTCCGAATTCAGATCGGCATTGAACTGGTTGCGGATTATGGCGAATACGTCACGTTCCAGATCGGTGTCAGCCAGTGCGTACATGTCATCCCAACGGCCGTATTCGGGCACGTTCAGAAGATTGTTGCGTACAACATTGGGGGCAACGTTTGCAAGGAAACGTAGTTGGTTGCGGAAAGCATTGCGCTGTCCCTGACCACCACGAACGTCACGGAAGTAGAACATGGCCTTCAGTGCCAGTTCTGGGTTCTCATTCCATGCACGGGCGAACATGGCTTGCTGGTCTTCAGCAGAACGGTTGCGAATTGCACCACCCATTCCGAAGAAATCCAACACGGCCGATTTGGTGGTTGCGTATGCAGTCGCACCATTTTCGGTCAGTGCACGGTTACTGGTGTCACCCAGTGCGTTCAAAAAGTTCTCAGTCATTTTTCAAATACTCCTATGTCAAGGCACGTGGTTTTGCGATTGAAAGCAAAGTTTGATTGCTGTGCGTGCCCTTCAGGTAAAAGCGGTTCAACGTGCTGTTTGCGAGGTAAGATTAACAGTCTTATGCAAATTGGGTTGCTGTAAGCACATTTCCCCTACAAAATCATCCACAAGTTCTGACGCTTCGACCAAGGTCTGTTCGTCATCTTCTCGGACCATCATGTATATATATGGTCCATACCAATCATCGTAGCAAACCGATTCAACGTTGTCAAGCGATTTCAGTTGATTCAGTAGATTTTTTCCTTCAAGTTCGATGATGGCAAGCTGTTCCGATGTGACATGGATATTGTACTGGATCACCAGATAATACCCTTAATGTTGATCAGAACCAGAAGGAAGTTCAGTGACATAAGCCACCATGCTTCTTTCCGGTATGCGAACATCATCCACACCAGATTGGAGAAACCACCGACCCAGAAACCCAACACCATTTCTTCGGTCAACAGAAACAGACCCATGGCTGTAGTCACGAAGCCAACGAATTCATACGTGGCATCTTTCAGGGTCAGTAGCTTCTTCATCATCACAAAAGTCCTATGTCAAGGCACGTTCCTACGCTGTGCTATCCAGTTACACTAAGTCCAACCATCTTGCTGGACCCCCGGACTTGAACCGGGACTTGCGGCTTGATATGCATGGAAGTGATTGCTGTATGTGCCCTTCAGGTTTTCAAACAAAATTTCCTATTTCTTTAGTCGATTCTATTCAGTTAAGTGTTACGTGCTACATCGTAATACTCCTTGGGATTACTACCCAGTTGAAGGCTGGCGAAGTCCGGACTTCCAAAGCGATTCAAGGTGATTGCCGGTCTTCTGTTCTTTCAGTGTTTGTCTGAGTTTGCAGAAATCACCTTACTGACATGGTTAAGGTTACCACCCATGTCTCAAGTTGTCAAGGACTTTTTTTTCAAATCAAGTACATTTATTCTCACGCTTCGGGTATTCTTTTTGGTCCAAAAGACATTTTTCCTTCGAACGCTTGTTTATGAAGAAGATGTATCGAAACTGCCTCCATTCCTTTGAAACGGCACGATCTTTATGCTTCTGAATGAATGCGGCAGATTTCGATAGCTTCGGGTCACGGGTCATCAGACTGTTGTGATAAACAACACCGTCCAGTTCCCAGAACGTTGCCGTGTGTTCCCCGAAATAGTCGAAGTTCGCAGCCTGATACATCACACCCAAGCCACCACACCGTTCGTCAGCGAATGACTGTATCCATTTGATCTTTGGGTACTTGCGCTTGATATACTTGATTGCGTAGCCGATTGCCTTCGATTCGCTGTTCCGGGGCATGTCATCAGACATCCACATGCGGTTCAGTTCGAGATACTCGTCCTGTTCAGTATCAGCGACAACTGAAGCCTGCGAAGCCGGATTCATGGCGTAGCCGAACTGCAACACCCCTTTCAGGTCACCATCGAAATAAACACCGAGGTGAATATACGATGCGGAATAAAACTTCCCGGAATAATGGTTGTTTACAATGATATCGTTTGCGGTTTTGCGTGAAATCTCTTTCACCTGAAAACGATCATCACCAAACCCCTTTACAGGGGCATGACCACCACCCATAGAAAATGCATTTCTGAACAAATATCCTTTCATACACGGTTCTCGTTGGGGAACATCTTTCGAAGCTGTGTCCACCCTTTGAAGTTACCTTTATACATGACTTGATCGAACCCGTCAATACCTTCGTCACGCAAAAGTGCTTTTGCCCGGTTACGAACCATCACTTCGTGTTCATCGAACGGTGTTGCCACGTGTTCGAACGGGGAAGCATGGATCGGTTCGCTGACAACCAGACGATCATAGATGCTGATTGCCTTTTCGATGGTACTGTCCAGCTTTCGGTACGATGCTTGCGCTGCGCACGATGCGGACACCTTCTGTGCCTGTTCAGCGGTCAGTTCTGTATCACCATCGAAGTATCGAAGGGTACCATCACCCGTGCGCATGTTACGCACGTATGGGGTGTGCCATTCACCGTAGCGCAGAACTTGCGGCATGCTGTGCAACTTGGCTTCACGCATCACACGTGCCAGTTCAGCAATGTTCGGATCAGCATCGGTGTGATCCCGAAGGTAGAAGAAGTTTTCCATGTCGGTCGCTGACATGACCACGTTCATGAACTGGAACGGTTCAAGCAACCGATTGACAACCTGCTTGTGGTATCCGGCATCCATCATTGCCTTTGCAATGTGTGCGGCTTCACCAGCGGCTTCTTCCCACGCACCTTCACGTGACATGGTGGCGGCAAGCATGATCTGATTCTTCCAGTCAACCAGATGTCCGGGGATGATCACGTCAGAATTCAGTTCACCATCGGCTTGCATACCGGCTTGGTTCTTTCCCCAGTGGATCGGCATTGCCGGTTTGCGTTCGACTTGATCAAGAACGGTCTTCACCGGAATGGCCCGGGAACTTGAAGCGTTCCGACTGAACATGCGGTGAGTCATGAACTCGGCATGGATGAAACGGGGGTAATGTAGTCGATATGTGACAACTTCATCACCCCAAACGTTGATTGAATGGGCTACGATGGAAGCCCAGATTTCGCCTTTACCATGAACGGCATTCAAATGATCCATAACGAATGATCTCCTAAACAGAATAGAATCGGGTCATTGCCCCTTGTATTTGTGGGGGAACGGGATATTTCATCAACCCATTGGGGGTTTTGATGAACAGGGTGCATTGACCATCTTCACAATCCCATGCACCCTGATATGCCCCACCCGGGGCAAGATACGAAGCGTTGCGTAATTCATGATACGCATTGCTGGCCACAACCAAGAACACCATGATCAGGGAGACCAGAAGACGAACCTTCCAGTCTCCCCGATTCTTCACAGGCGTGCCAAGGTTGGGATCGAATTTCTTCACTCGGGGGCCTTCACGTTCTTGTGTGCCCACCGCAACACTTCCATCATCTGGTAAGCGTTGCCATCACCGATGACGTGGTTGTACAGGGTCTTTGCGTCTTCGTATGGCATTGGGTCCGTCATCACTTCCAGAACCGTATCACCACCCTGTTGCTTGACGATACAGACCGTGTATCGTCTCCACTCTTCACCGGGTTCCGGTGGTGGCATCATGTCTGCCGAAACTGTCCACGCAAGGGCCATCAAGATCACAATGGTCCAGTATCGGACCCACCCAAACAACTTTTCCATCGGGTACCCCCTATTAGGTAGTTTTCCTCACGTTGTAGTATTTAGCCCGGTCGGGACCGATTCGGGTGCATGCACCGAAGCTCAGGTCACCCATGGAAACCAGTTCCACACGGTCTTTCTCGATGCTGAAGGTCAGCAACCATTCGCTGTCTTCATGGAACTGACGGCACTCAGGCTCACCACGGGAGATTGAGATATTGGTTTGGCCGAACGGGGTATCGACCACGAAGGCATTCCCAACCTGTTCGAAGTTCGGGTTCATCACCAGAACTTCTTCAAGGAAGGTACGGGTTGCGTTGTTCTTGCGAAGTTCGTATGCATCCTGAACCGTCTGGTTGAGAATGTTGTTCCAGTTCACGTTTTCCATCATGTAGTCCTCGGGGTTCTACCCCATCAGGTTAGCGGATCAGACAAGAAAGGATCGTACCCTTCTTGATCATTCTCCATGCATTTTTGTCCAAATCCCAGACCGTTTGCTTGTCGGCAGCGGGATCGAACTCGGTTTGACCGTACTCGAACTTGTACCCGGCATACGCTTCTTTCATCAGCGTACAGTTCATGGTCCGTTCGGTACCGTCTTTCTTGAGGAAGACCACTTCAAGTTCGTTCTCTCGAACAAGGGCTTGAAATTCCTTCCACAGTTCTTCATCGTTTTCAGTGTACTCGGTCATTGTATCACCCCTATCGTATGCGTGTAAAGTCCGAGTCAACGAACCCGTACTTATGACCGCTGTAGAAACCGTGGATGTGTGCGAGAATCGGGCCGGTGTACCAGCGGAACATCACGTCACATTCTGTGAACATCTCAAGTGCGGTCTCTTGAGATTCACCCCACCCATGGCTGTCACGGGAGTCCTCGAAGGCTTCTTGACCGGCCTTGTGCACCACGACTTCCTTGATACCGGTCTGAATGATGGCCCGGGCACAGTCGGAACACGGCAGCCATGGGATGTAGATGCGGTGCGCAAGGTCCATGCGGGCACCCGTGCGTGCGGCATTGTAGATGGCATTGCGTTCACCATGCTCGAAGTAGTTGTACTTCTTCGGACGTTCTTGGACATCGGGACGAAGTTGCATCCCCCGGGGCAGACCGTTGTAGCCCATGGCAACCACCACGTGGTCTTCGGTTGTGATGATGGAACCCACCTTGGTAGATTCATCCGGGGACCGGTACCCCATCAGGTAGGCCATGGACATGTAAAGGGTATCCCAAGAGGGACGGACATCGGTAATCATTCAGTCGTTCTCCATGTTGAAGTTCACCACGTAGTTGGCGTCATCTGGCCATTTACCAAGGTAGGGGTTCTGGTCCTTGGGTGCGTCCACGAAGGAAGCGTAGTCTTCTGACAGACCTTTCCCCAGTTCGATTGCCTGTCGGTCGGCATCGGCCAAGATCATCTGTTCAAGCTCGAACTCGGCAGCCCGTTCCATCTGATCCCACCACACCGGCATGTCACCATCCTTGAAGGTGTGGGCACGGTTGTTGTCCAACCACATCAGGAAGACAGCGTTGGTCATGGCGTGCGAAAGGTGATGAAGACCGGATTCGTCATCATACAACAGTTCTTCATCACCGGTTTCAAGGTACTTCTTGTACTTCTTGATGTGGCGCATCATGGCAGCGAAGTATCGGAACATGCCGTTCTCGACAGACTTCCAGTTCTCACGGCCGTACTTCTCGGCACCCATGGTGAACACCTTCACCACGTCTTCGATTTCATCGGCCGGTACCAGAGACCAGTCAGGCTTTCCGGTGTCGTACTTGCGACCCTTCCCGGCATCATCCCGATCAACCCACTTGGACAGATCAACACGATTGTGTTCGATCTCTTCCAACATGGTCTCCCCGGTTGCCGTCATACCTGATTCAATGTTCAGGTACATACGGGTTGGATCAATCTTCTTCGGGTCCAACATCGTCATCGTTCTCCATCAATTGTTCGAATGCTTCGTCTTCAGTCAGGTTGGCATAGGTGAAGTTCTGACCGACCCATACATCAAGGGCCTCAAGAAATTCCTGATCGAAGTGTTCTTTCGGGCTTCCAAGAATGTTCTTCTTGAACACCTTGTCCCGACCAAGAATGCTGTACTTCGAACCAACCTGTTCAATGATACCGGCTTCAAGCCCCATTTCCAGCAACCAGAAGTACCGGGACAGACCACGGTCGTAGGTCAACATGGTCTTGACCTTTGAACCTTCTTTGGTCAGACGGGATTTGGCAGCGGTAGCCGTGATGATCGATCCTACCACAGACTTGTCGGCCGATCCACCACCAATGTCTTCACCCCGGGCTTTAGCCTTGGTCAGGAAGATAGTCGATGATGCGGCATACTTCAAGCCAGAACCACCACCCATCTCTTTTTCGGCATACATCTTGCCGATGACTTCGTACACATGGTTGGTGATGATCAGCGGAATGTTGGCCTTGCCGAGTTTCAGGGTCAGTGTCCGGAAGGCAGCTTTTACAATCTGAGAACGGGTCATGTCCCGAACTTCCTTACCTTCAGCACTGTCGGCCATCTCTTTGGACGTGGACAGCATACCCAGTGAATCCAGTGCCATCATCATCGGTGGTTGTGCATCACCCTTCTTGCCTTTGGCTTCAAGGTACATGTCCACAGCACGAAGGGCTTGGGTCTTGAACTGTTCAACGGTTTCGACCGGAACGATGGCAATACGTTTGGTATCCAGACCACGTTCTTCCATCATCTTCTTGGAGATGGCAGATTCGGATTCGAAGAACATGACGATCCCGTCCGGGTTTTGTCGAAGGAAGTTCTTGATGATGCCCAACGTGAAGTAGGTCTTACCGGTTGTCGATTCACCGGCCAATGCCGTCACCTTGTTGGATGGCAAACCACCGAACAAGGAACCGGACACCAATGCGTTCAGGGCATACGAACCAGTATCGATCCACCCGGCCACGTCACCGGCAGACACACCATCTTCAACGATGGATGCGTATTCGTTACCGGTGTTCTTTACAAGATCGTTCAGTAGACCCATTATTTGATCTCCGTTTTTGTTGGATTGGTCCAGTCTTTGGCGTATCGGGTTGCGGCATCTGGCGATTCAATGCGAACGGCCACCGAAGCAACGTCTTTCCAGTCCATGTTGTTACATGCCCAATCTGCGATCTCGCTTGGTGTTTCTTGGAACAGCGGAAGGGTGTCTTCATACAGGGAGAAAACAAGGTCGTCCCCATACTCACCCATGTAATGTTCGGCACGGTTCATTGCGATGTCAGCAACGGGAATAGCCCACACGGAACCATCCCCCATGGTGACATGATACGATTTTGTCAGGATCGGAAAATCCTTCTCGGTCTTGGCTTCGTCAGTCATTTGATTCTCCTATGTCAAGCGGATCGTTCAGATCGACTTCAACCCATCGGCCTTTTTCGTCCTTCACTTCCAAACGAACCTTTTTCATTTCACGTTCAACAGTACGTTCGATGTCTGCCAGCTTGCCGGTTACCCGGGCAACTTCCAGACGATGCCACGTCTTGAACTCTTTGGTCTCGCACATACGCACGAAAGCCGTTTTCTTGTTCTGGTGTTGCATGCGTTCATCACACGATTGGCCAACGGCCCCCGATGCTTTGTGCGTACAACGTACACCCGATGATGTCTTGTTGACCTTCTGACCACCCTTACCCGGGCACCGGTAGTAATCCCACCGGCAGTCGTCTTTCGTCACCGAAAAAAGAAGTTCTTTCTTACTCAAACCAATCACCCATGTCCAATTTGTTACGCTTGACGGCAGACCAACCGATCACATCATAGATCGATTGCATCGGGTTCAGATACGATTTTTTGTATTGTGACATATAGTCCACCCACTTGTCAAGGTTGAACTCAGGGGGTAGAATGTCGGGATAAGCGATGCGGTCATTCCCGGTTGGGTTACCATTGCGCAAGGGCACGATCTTGATCTTGTCTCCGTTGCGGATGGTTCGATACTTTTTGTCAAGATCGAACTTTCTGATCATGCGATTGTAGGTAATGGCAGCTTTGACGTGCCATGGGGTTCCGGATTTGAATTCAGCATCATCCGGCACCATCCACTTGTTGATGTCGGAAATGCCGCTTGGTGAAGCAATGTCATCAATACCAGCGGACATGAATCTATCACGGAAACTCTTGATGTGTGCCTGTGATTCGGCTTCGGTACCGGTCATCGTAACCTTCAAGGCATCACTTATACCATCTCGACACATCTCGGGTGTGGAAGAACGCTCGGTTTCGATGCCTTTCTTTTTCAGCTTGGCCTTTTCGTATTGAACACCTTCGGAGTTCCAGACGTTCAAGATGTAGTTCTTCTTGGCACGCCAGATGGCACGATCAGCGATGACTTCACGCTTCATCACCATCTTCTGTTCGAATGCGTTGACGTAATCTGCAAGTTCCTGATAGGACTGTTCGATGTACGGCTCGAACTTCTCATGACACACCTTGTCAAGGAAGCGAACTATTTCTTCTGTTGATCGACCCTTGGCAACCTTCTCAACCAGCGGTGCCAATGTGATGTACACAGAGTCCGTGTCACCAGCAACAACGTAGTTCACACCATCGGTCTTGAGCAACTTGTTCAGGTATTCGTTCAGCTTGCGCTGAATCCACTGAATCGACAACTGACCAGACAGAGTGATACCTTCGGCAATGCGGATGTCATAGTACCGACTGTACTGGTTACCGATCATGCCATAGGCAGCGTTCAGGGTAACCTTCAAACCCATTTGCATGACCTTGTGGCGTGACACATCGTTCTCGGCCTGTTTCAGCCGTCTTTGAAGTTCATCGGTCGATAGTTGAGAGAGTTCTTCTTTTGTCATTGCCAAAGTAGTGCGATCCAGAAATATTTCACATGCCAGTCATAGGTGCACGTGTATTCGTACACGTCTTCGTACATGTTGATCTCCAACTTGAAGGATTCAACATCACGATCCCACGTGACACGAAAATTGACAGACTTCTCAGCCTTGGGGAAGTTCACTTCAATATAGCACACATCCCCTTCCTGTTCAACTTCACCGATCACGAAGTCTTCAAAGTGGCCGTACTCACCGGCTTCTTCACGAACGAATTCGGTGACTTCGTTGGCAGCCTTGACAGCAAGACCGTTCACGACAAAACCTTCTTGGTTGGTGACTTTCTGCGATGGTGAATGGACACCATACCGAACACGGCAGCGATTGCGATGTCTTCCAGTTCTTTGTAGAACTCTTCTTCATCATTGCCATGCATGGCTATCATGAGTTCATGAAACTCTTCAGCCACGATGCCATAGACTTCGGCCGGGGACACTGCTATCCCCAAACCATGTTGTTTCAGTCGTCTCTTGATCTTTGCTTCAAGGGACTCAAGGAAAACCAGAACTTCACGTTCGGATGTTTGTGGTCGCTCGATCATAATCCACCTACTTGCACCATGCGGTTGTAAAATTGTTCCCATGTGGTACCCGGCTTCACATCATCACCATGTTCACCGGTCACGTGGGCAAGGATTTCATCACGGGGTATTCGCACCGTCTTCATCTCTTGTGCGATACAGTACGGGCAAATCCATTCCTCGGGGAACTTGGACCTATATTCCCGTTCCCGTTCGGTAAGATTTTCCCCAGATTTCTCCCGTTGGGATTGAATATTCCCGTTCGGGAATGCGTCAAGGGTCTTTTCGTCACTCATGCGGCTTCTCCACGTTCATGTAAGATGGCCTTGATGTCTTCAACTTCCTGTTCAGCGGCCAACTGTGCTTCCTTCACGGTCTTGCGTTGTGCGTAAAGGTGGTCCATCATGGCTGGCAAGAATCCACGTGAATCGACTTCAAAAAACTGTCGATTTGCCGTCATGGTCAGACCACGGTCTTTAAGAAAATCGATGTTTGGGGTACCGGCCACCAGATCAAGAACGTTGAAATCCAGTTCTTCATCAACTTCGTATCGATCAACCAACTTCTCCGGGGAGATGTTGTATTGCATGATCAGGTGAGGGTACAGACTGTTCAGGTCGAACGATACCACCCAATCGTGCATACCGATTTGTGGATCGAACACCACGGCACCTTCATACTTCTGGTTCTTGCTGTGTGCCTTCTTCGGTGGAATCACAACCTTGTCGTCAAGCAACTGGTTGTAGATGAAGGTATCCCACATGCGTACCTGTGACAGCGGATCATCGAACCGGATGTGGCACATGTACGACAGGGTGAAGATCAGGGCCATCAAGTTCTTCTTCTTGTCCAGTCGTTCAACAAGATGAACGTCTCGAACGTTGTAGTAGATGTACTTCGATGGGTTCTTTTCCCACAGTTCATCAAGGTTTCCGTACTCGGAATAGTCCAACTTCCGTTCACCAAGTTCGACATAGCAGATGAAGTCAAGAGAGTAGCGTTCCCGTTCCTTGAACGTGAACTTCTTGTACAGACGCATGTAATCAAGGATGACCATTCCATTGAAGGAATATTCAACGTTCCCCTGAAACTCACGTTCGTTGACACACTTCTTGGTGAACCGCTTGGCAGTGGGGGCCAGATGGTTGATGTATTCTTCACCCAACACCCTACGGATGCGGTTGACCATGTATGGAATATCGAACCCGTCAATGTTCCAGCCGGTTACAACATGGGGTTCCAGATGCTTCCAGAACACAAGGAACTTGAAAAGCATTTCCTTTTCGTTCTTGCACTCTTCGAAGTCAAACGGGACCGACCCATCATCTTCTTCACACCCGTCATACGGCTTGGTAGACCACGTGTGCGTCTTTCCGTTGAAGATACCCACGGTGATACACGTGATCTCAGAAACGGCCTTGTTGGGGTCTGGAAAGCCCTTGTCCATCAAGACTTCGATGTCAAGGTTGGCAATGGTCAGGTGGTCCATCGACCAATCGATTTGACCGGTGTACTCTTCTTGGATGAATTGTGCCCACCAATTTTGATTGCCGAAGATCGGGAAACCTTCAACGTCTTCGTACTTCTGAACGAACTCTCGGGCATCCCAAATGGTGTTGAAGTGGACAGGCTCAAGCCGTTCCTTACCGATGCCACGGTATTCGGCTTGTTCGTTGTTGGATAGGCAGTAAAGGGTTGGACAGAAATTGGCCAACTCGGCATGATGTTCGCCTTTGCTGTCAACCCATCGGTGTAGAATCTTGCTACCGATCTGATCGACATAGGTGTATTGCTTGAAGTCAGACATTCAGATTCAGGTCCGGGGGAAAGTAGCTGTTCTTGATTTGCTCGGCTTGAAGAACCTTCATACCAGCCATCAAGAACTGTACAATATGGTGTGGACACAAGTCAATGTCAACAGAGTCGTTGTCATCATGGGTCTTATGACCGGTCAATTCGTTGATCATCGAACCGGAGACCGTTACACTGTTACGGTACAGGGTGTCGATTTGTACCCCACACACATCACATGTTCGTGTTGTAGCCATTTCATATTCTCGAATGTTCTTTTCTCCACCGTAGAATGGTTTCCATTTCCTCGATGGTAGAATCGCTTTTCAATCTATTAGCCCGTCCGGAGATGACGACAACGTTGCCGGGGATGTACCCCTTGGTGTTGTCTATCCGATCAATCGTGGCTACAGAATCCCTATCTGAACCACGTGGCTGTAATGGTATGCCCAGTATAGGGCATTTTTCGGGAATGTCAAGATGTTCTTCGGTGATCGAAAATTCTTGTCCTTTTCGTTTGGCATTACCCCGGGCACCGGTCAACATCATCTTCTTCTGGACTTCGGGTCTTCTTGCGTACTCAGCATCGTGTGCACGCTTGCATTTCTTACACCACGGAAAAAGCCCGTCAGCGTGAACTTTTGATTTATAGAACTCGCTGACGGGCTTTCGTTCGTAACAGATGGTACAGGTCTTCATCTTACCCCAAGATGATTTCCTGATTCGGTGTCACAATCCCGGCACCGAATTGCTGGTCGTAGGCACCGGCCAGATCGTCTTTCACGTCAGTCAGAACATGACGGGTGTCATGATTCGGGAAATGTGCCTGTGTCAGCTTGGTGAATTGCAGATACGGCATGAACATCATGCGGCCACGGTTGTGAGGATCGGGAACCAT